GTAACTGCATCTGGAGTCGGCGCAGAAGCATGGGCGCTAGTTGATTCGGTGACGCTTGTTCTTGGTGGAGACGACGCAGAATTTTGGGCTGGTAACTACGGACCAAAAGTTGAGTCTGCGTCCCTCAAGATTGACGGAACAGAGTTGATGTCAAATGTGGAGTTTGCGGAAGGCGACAGGTATTGGACTTCATCGGTTGGTTGGCAAACTTGTCATGCCACGGTGGGCAACAAGCCTTGCGCTTCTACTGGTCTGTATGTTGTTTCCACTACCACAACTACGACCACCACGACGACTACTGTTCCTACTACTACTACTACTACTACTACTACTACTACTACTACTACTACTACTACTACTGTTTATGTTCCGCCGGAAACTACGACGACTACTGAGCCTCCCGCTCCGACGACGACGGAAGCGCCTCCCCCGACAACAACTGTTCCTCCGACAACAACGACCGAGCCTGAGACGACGACGACCGAGCCTGAGACCACGACGACTGTTCCCGAGACCACCGCTCCAGGGCCCGATGAAGAGAAAACGCCTGAATCAACCCTGCCCAAGCCAGACGAACCAGAAACAACATCGTCTACTCTTCCGGAAGAGGAGCCTGTAAAGCCAGACCAAGAAGAGCAGCCATCTGAAGAAGAAGAATCACCCCAAGACCAAGAAGACCAAGAGCCTGTCGCACAGGAACCAACGGTACCAGAGCCAGAAACCGCCACAGATGAAGCCGCAGATGAGATTGTGGAAGCCATTGAAGATGCCTCACCAGAACAGACTGTCGCCATCGTTTCTACCCTCCTTGAATCTGTTCCGGAAGAAAAAGTTGCAGAAGTGATTAATGTAGTGATTGAGCAGATTGCAAAAGTCGAAGACCCAAAGGCCTTGACTGACGAGCAAAAGGAACAAATTACTGCGGTGGTTTCAGCCGTTATTGAGGCAGGCGTGAGCCAAGAAATTGCAGCGACACTTGCCTCAAATGCTGCTGTTCTTGAATCTGTGTCAGTTGAACAAGCCGAAGAAGTATTTGCAAATGTGGAGGTTGAGCAACTGACAGAAGAAGTTGCAGCAGAAATTGTAGACGCAGTCCAAGAAGCACCTTCTGATATTCGAGAAGCATTTGAAGATGTCGTTGACCTGTTTCAAGGCGCATTCGATGGTTACAAGATGTTAAATCAGAACATCAGTGTTGGTGAGCGTCGTACGGTTATTGCAGCCGGGCTTCTCACTGCATCAGCAGCGTCAGTTTCTGCTGCTGGAGGCATGACTGGTGGCTCTCCTTCATCATCCGGTCCAAGTTCTCCAAGCACAAAACAGGACACAGCGGCTAGACGAGAAGACGAGGAAGAAGAGCCTCAAGGTGAAATTGCGGGCGATGGTTTAGATTGGATAAAGCAAATCAGCATCTTTAAGTACGTCAACGGGGTGAAAGTGATGGACTGGAAAGCATTCTTCAAAAAGTTCTCATACGGCCTGATGAACATGGGCTTTACTATCGCGGGCTCACTTGTTGTTTATTTAACTTTGTCCGGGCCTATCCAGAAAATTGCTGGAATCTCGACTGTCTTTGCGATTGCGGCGGCTATGTGGCTGCATATGAAAGAGCCGGATAGCGAGTAGTCGCCTTGGTTCGTTGCTACAATAGACGGACAACACAACTACCAACGAGGTGACAATGCTCCCCAACAAAGATGTCCTTGACATGGCTAAGCGCGAATGTAAAGGCGATGCCACTTCCGAAGAAATTGCATGGTTGCACGATAAAGAAAATCGCATCGCTTGGTGCCATGCACTGATTACGGCTCTTTCAGATTCCGATTCTCAGATGGTTTTTCACAAGACCAGGATTGACATGATGGCCAGAGATGTTGAATTGGGGCTAAAAGACCACAACGACTTTGAAGAAGAAAAACTTAAGTTTGACGAATGGCTCCGCAAGGCCCAACGATACCGAAATGGCATCAACAAGCGCCTTTCAGAAGTCAAGACGATTCTCAGCAATCTTAACTCGCTTGAAATTGTTGAGGAAAACGCGCGTTTGAGCAAAGCAATCATTGAGCATAAAAGGTCTTCGTTCGAGGGCGATTACACCGCCGAACCGCACGATATTCGTCTGTGGTCGACAATAATCGACAGATAGATAAGTACGATGTTGCGCTGCTTGCAAAAGCAGTGCGCGCGCTTGCTCAAGTTTGCGACGGCGCTGAGTCAACAGACGGAACAGGATTCAACAAACCCGATGCCAGATACGGTACAATGCTTGCGCTTACATCAGAATCAAAATGGAATGATGTGGTTATTTATGAGGCATGGCGGATGCTTGCCAAATATCAATCACAACTTTCCTCGCTTGGCATAAATTACGACGACATTCCTGCTCCTCGCAGGCCAGATAATTTTTCTGTCGGATTCAATGAAATGATTGCCGCAGATGGCGGCTCTGCACGGAATAGCGTTTCCACCAACGGTGAACTGTTTATTATCCGGTGTGAATATGATGACCAATTGATTGATGAGATTCGCAAAATACCCGGAGTATCATGGAATAGTAAAGCACTGGTATGGGTGGCGCCGTTGTCAAGTGAGGCCGAAATCGGTAAACTGGTCTCGGAATACAAATTCAACACATCCAAGGAACTCAATCACATGAACATAATGCAACACGAATTGATTGCTGGCGAGCGAAAGATAACCACCTCCAAGAGCGGTCGCTTGCTCTTGGATTTTCCGTATCACCCTGATGTGGTGGCGGCAGTAAAGGAAATCCCTGGACGCCTGTGGGATGTCAAGAAAAGAGTTTGGTCTGTCCCACCGGTCCTTGCAGTTGTTGAGATTGCGGATAGGTACGGATTCTCAATGTCCGAAACCCTGCGCAAGACGCTTCTTACTTCTGCCGAGCGTGAGGCTGAACTGCTAGAGAAGTCAGCCTCAACTGATGCGGATGTAGAGATTGCAACCCTTTCGGGAACCCTGATGCCGTACCAAAAGGCTGGAGTTGTTTATGCATCGTCCGTAGGTAGGTGTCTAATCGCTGACCAGATGGGTCTAGGCAAGACCGTAGAGGCCATAGCAACGCTTGAGATGCGAGATGCGTTCCCGGCGGTGATTGTGTGCCCTGCCTCGCTAAAAGAGAACTGGAGGCGCGAGATAGCAAAATGGCTGCCTCATAGGACGGTCAATGTGGTCTCGGGCAAAACTGATATTGTCAATGCAGATGTGAACGTGGTGAACTACGACATCTTGTATAAATTTGTGGAGGCAATACAACATCTTGGAGTTAATGGGGTGGTTCTTGACGAATCCCACTATGTCAAGACTTCTTCCTCCAAGCGGACCAAGGCTGCAAAGGACATTGCGGCAAAGGTTCCAAAGTCTGGCAGCGTGCTGTTGCTATCCGGTACCCCTGTTACGAACAGACCATCAGAACTTGTGAGCCAGTTGGAAATCATGGGCATGCTCAGCCGTTTCGGTGGGAAATGGGCTTTCCTGAAGCGTTATGCCGGTGCTTACCATAACGGGTTCGGCTGGGATACAAGCGGCGCAAGCAACCTCAGTGAACTGAACACCAAACTGCGTCAGAACTGTTATATCCGCCGCACCAAAGACGAGGTATTGAAAGAACTGCCAGACAAAAGTCGCAACATCGTGCACCTTGAGCCAAGCGGTAAGGGCTACAAGGATTATGCCTCTGCCGAAGACGACCTGGTGCTATTTCTTAGGGAGCATGGCTATAAGGCAAAAGACTCGTCTGAGCATCTTGCCAGAACCCAGGTCCTGAAGCGCCTTGCTGCATGGTCAAAGATGGATGCAGTAGAGGAATGGATTGATTCATTCCTTGAGTCATGTGACCGCAAACTGGTTGTGTTTGCCCATAACGTCGATGTCGTAGACCATCTTGCAGAAAAGTATGGCAATCTGCGAATCAGCGGCCGCGATACTCTTGAAGAACGACAGGCTGCAGTCGATGCGTTTCAGACTGACCCCAAGGCGCGAGTCATTGTGCTGAACCTTCAGGCTGGTGGAGTTGGTATTACATTGACAGCGGGTTCTGACGTGGTGTTCGTTCAGATGGGTTGGACCCCAGGCGAGCATGACCAAGCCGAAGATAGATGCCACCGAATTGGACAGAAGAATAATGTTCAAGCCTGGTACCTCCTTGCATCGGGAACAATCGATGAAGATATCTACGATTTAGTAAATGCAAAGCGTGTTGTGGTTGATGCCGTCACTGAAGGTGATGAAATCGAGCAGCAATCTCTTGTTCAGGACCTGATGAGGCGTTTGATGGAGAAGAAAAGCGACTAGACCATAGTCCTGCTATACGCATCCTTGGTTGAGACTGTAAGAGGCCGATGTGGCCCTCAACAAAGGAGCGAGTCATGGACAAAAAGAATCAGAGCCTGGACCAGGTCATCAAGGGCGGCGCGCTTGGCGTGGTCGTTTATCTTTGCGATAAGTACAACGTCGACCCGACACTGACAGCGTTGTTGATGCCGCTTGCCGCTTACGCATTTGCTTTGGCAAGCACCAAGATTGGCGACCCGAATGTCGCATCCTTCCTTGCCAAGAAGCCCGAAGCCAAGGAGGCGGCCAAGAAGTAGGTATCGCTACCTCGGAGTGTGCGCTCAGTGCGTAAACACTCCGCTGAGCGCTCACTCTGGCTGAAAGAAGATGGAACTCATCAAAAACGTGATACTACGGATTTTTGCAACATTCGTTGTGACTGGTCTTGGCGTTATCGGCGCAGGCACCATTGCTGGCGTGTCGATGGGGAAGGCCATGTTTATGGCCGGAATCGGCGGCGTGGCGAATGTTCTTGAAGGTTTGGCACGCGCGTTTTTGACTGATGGGAAACTTTCTGAAGAAGAAGTCAACGAAGTGTTCAGCAAAGTTGAGCAAGAAAATCCATCGAACTAGTAGGAGATAGGTAATGTCCGAACTGTACATCAAAAAACTCACCCCGCCAGCCGACGTTTCCGGTCATAAGCCAGGTCGTTTCCCTGATGCTTTGCTCGCCAAAGTTGACGGTGGTCGCCTTCACTGGCTTGCTGCAAACGCCTGGAAGGCAATGAAGGCAGCCGCCGCGGCAGAAGGAATGGAACTCAAGCCGACCTCAGCAGGCGACCTTTACCGCTCCTACGACTCGCAACTCAAGGTTTTTCTTGAGCGTTATCAAAAAGAGCCGATTGCCGGTGCCAGCACTCGCACGTTTGAAGGTGTGAAGTGGTACAAGAAGTCAGAGAAACTGGCCAGCCTTGCTGCGCCTGGTACCTCGCAGCACAATAGCGGTTTGGCCATAGACGTGCATACAGCAAGCGGCGACCGTCTCAAGTGGATGGTTGCTAACTGCGCAAAGTTTGGTTTCAGTTGGGAAGTTGTCCCAGAAGAACCATGGCATATTCGTTATACGGAAGGCGATAATGTTCCGGAAGCCGTTAAAGCGTGGATGGCTGCAAATCCAGCAGAAGTCTGTGCTCCTGGCGCTGCAGCACCGGCCCCGCAGCCTGCGGCTTCACCCGCCCCTGCAGCACCTGCCTCTGTCCCTGCTGGGAATGCAAATGCCGCAGTTAAACGTGGAAAAGCAAACGCTGCTGCAAATCCAGTTCTTCAACTTGGTTCAAAGGGTAGCGCTGTTCGCACATTGCAAGAACTCCTGAACAAAGCAGGAATTAAGTGTGCAACCGACGGTGATTTCGGTCCAAAGACTCAAGCAGCGGTGAAAGAATTTCAAAAGAAAGTTGCTCTTCCTGAAAGTGGAATTGTTAACCACAAGACATGGGCGAAGGTAAATCCATAGAGAATACTTTGTCTATACACGTAAACGTGTGAGACTTCAAGAGCGCCGGTAACGGCGCAACTAGCAGATACAAAAGGAGTCATAACATGGCTGCAAATAATTCCACAATCTCATTTGACGTGCATGACTGCAAGGTCTATCCCGTCACTGCAGATGTTGCTGGTGGCATCACTTACGGCGCGGCCGTTGATGTCCCTGGCATTCAGGAAGTTTCGGTTGAGCCGAACTTCATCAGCGTTGAGTTGAAGGGTGACGGAAAGGTCCTTGCCAAGAAAGGTAAGGTCGACCGTTTGAACTTCTCAGCAACCTACAGCGAATTGAGCCTCCCGGTTCTTGCAACGCTGTTCGGTGGCTCAGTTGCAACAGGTGGTGCGGGTTCGGCAGAGACTGCGGCATACGAGTTCGATGGCGACAGCCTCCCGTACTTCAAGGTTGAAGTGCTCGTGAACGACCTTGAGAGCGACCTCGCCGAAATGGTGTTTGTCCTCAACAAGTGCCAAATCACTGGTGGCACGATTATGTCGGGCTCGACGGACAACTTCTCGACACCGTCGTTCGACGCAGAGGCAATCCTCCCGACAGCGACTGGCCTTGGTTTTGGCACAGTCACCTTCCGCGAGTCTTCCACTGGTCTTTCGGAATAATAATTAAATAGTTCTGCTGGCGCACGCCAGCCTTGAGACTGTGTGTGGTCTCAAGGCTGGCGTTTGCGCGTATCCGGGGTGGTGTGTAGTCTGTTCATATGGACTATTCACCAGTAATACTCAAAAACAAAGGCATCCCTTGCGAGTTCGTCAAGACCCAGAAAGTTGGGGAATCTTGGGAGCGTGTACTTACAGAAAGTGGGGAAGTCGAAAAAATCAGTTATAACATTAAATTCACCAATAATGTTATTTCAGATGTAGAACTTCATTTTGGTGGACTTGAAGCGTGGCAGGAAAAATTAGAAAAATTTCCAACTACGACAATACGCCAAACCCTGTCTTTTGTATTGGGAAAAGATGTTTTGGAAGTTGGAGAAGCCATGCTCGATGGCGAGGTGGTGATGTACTCAAATATTGTAGGGACGGCGTGGTCTATAGCCAACGGCGTGGACCCTACGATAGCGAGTCGTATGCTGCTGCAGAGCGTAGGGCTCGCAAACGAACAAAGGCAATTGCTAAACGAGGAACTCGGGAAGAGTCTAGAAAAAATCGATTCCTCCCTTGGGCTGAGTGGTACGGGCTCTGGTCCCAAACGAGCCAGCCGCTCCAAGAATTCTGGGAACTAAGCCCAGCCCAAGTTGGATGCGTTTTTGAAGCAAAAGGCTGGATGAAAAAGCGCGCAGGCGCTGAACAATTAATGGCCTTTGCTGCTTCAATGGGAATGCAGGTTAATCAAAAGTAGACGTTTTTGCAGTTTGCGTATTTGACAGCCTTGTGAGAAAATATCTGCATGCCAGCGTCCGGAACAGGTGGGGTTCCCCCACTTAACGTCTCTATCCGCATCACGACAAGTGGTGCGCGCGCTGCCGCATCTGCAATGGGCTCCGTAACAAGAGCGTCTGGCGGAATGTCAAGAGGAATGACTGCTGGCGTAATTTCGGCAAGAACACTTGGTGATGCAATGCGAATGAGTGCATCGCTTATGAAATATACGGTTGCCGGAGCCTTTATGAAGGTTGGCACCGCCGCCGTTCAAGCGGCTAGAAACTTTGAACTTTCGTTCTCGCGTATTCGCGGTCTTACCGGAATGGCTGCTGATTCTGTTGAGAGCATGAAAGCAGGCGTTTTGGAAATGGCGACTGCAACGACTCGCGGTCCAGAAGAACTGGCTGAAGCACTCTACTTCGTCACTTCATCAGGTTTGCGTGATACTGATGTCGCTATGGATGTTTTGAACGCATCGGCAAAAGCATCCGCTGCTGGCCTTGGTGAGACAAAGACTGTCGTTGACGCTGTTACGTCAGCAATGAATGCTTATGGTCCGGCAAATTTAAGTGCGGCCCGTGCAACCGACGTCCTCGTTGCAACAGTACGTGAAGGTAAAGCAGAAGCCGACACATTTGCACCAGCCTTCTCAAAGGTTCTGCCAGTCGCAGCCGCATTCGGTGCATCATTCGAAGACGTTGCGGCAGCAATGGCAGCACTTACACGTTCTGGTATGACTGCCGGGACCGCAGGTATTTATGTGCGTCAGGTCTTGTCCCAGTTGCTAAAGCCGTCAAAGCAAGCATCCGACATGTTGGCTCAAGTGGGGACAAGCGCAGAACAAGTGCGAGACAATATCCGCGAAAAGGGAATGTTTGTTGCGCTGCAGGAACTCTCTACGCGGCTTGGCGGAATTGACGAAGGCGCTCCAGCATTTGCAAAAGTATTTGGAAACGTTCGCGCTCTTACCGCAATGCTTCAGTTGGTTGGTCCTGCCGCAGCAGAAAATGAACTGGTTTTTGAACGTCTACAAAATTCAACAGGTGACTTGTCTGTTGCGTTTGAGGCATATGAAGAGACCATAGATGCCCAATTTAATAAAGCACTTGCTGCGAGCCGAGTTGCATTGATTGAAATCGGAGATGCCATCAAGCCAGTTGTTACAACTATTTTGAAAATTGCGACTGGTTTTGCAAAAGTAGCGAAAGTCGTATTGGACAATCCACTTGGCAAGGGAATTCTGACTGTTGTCGCAGGTTTCACACTTCTTGTGGTTTCTATGTCCGCAGCAATGCAAACAACTTCAGCGCTTATCCGTCTATTTGCAAACATGACAATTACTCTTACTGGAAATCAAATTATGTATAATGCGACAACAAAATCTTTGTACCGTTATAGTGGTGCAGCAACAACTGCTGCTGCGTCTACGCATACGCTGACAGTTGCCGGAAGAACATATACAAAAATGTCAATCACTATGGCTGGTGGAATAAAGAAAGTTGCGCTTGCTCTTAAGGCATTGGTTGCGGCAAATAAAGTGATGCTTGCAATAGTTCTTACGATAGCCGCGGGAATGGCAATATTTAAGTTTTTTGAAAAAGCATCGAAAAAAGCCAAGGAGGTTTCCGAAGGCGTTTCAAAGATTACTGACATTATGGACGAGGCTGTAAAATTTGCAAAAACCACGTTTGCCGTCGATGTATCTACAAATCTTGACGACACAGAAACGGCAAATGCAGTAGAAAGAATTGGTGAACAAATTGAAGAAATGTCACCTGGATTTGTCAAAAAAGTAAAGGGAGTGTTCGAGAACGCTGGTGAAGAGAGTGGCATTCAGTATCTCAATGCGTTAATGAATTCAGTATTCGGCGGAATGACTGAAGATACAAAAGAAAAATTGTTGGCTTATTTCATGGAAGAGTTCAACATCAAAGAAGAGCAATGGGCTGAGGTTCTTGGCTTTGAAAACATCTCTGGCGATGCAGCAACAGACGCTTTTTTGCAATCAGCAGTTCTTGCAGCAGCGGGCGCAGAAGAAGTATTTGCTGATGCAATGACTGCAAAAGGTGGCGCCGGTTTCATCAACATGTTTGACCAAATTGCGGAAGAGACGCAGGCAAGTTTTGACAAACTGGAACCTAGTTCATCTAAGACGCGAGCAGCAATGAAGGAATATGGCAATGCGATAATTGACGGAGTAACACAAACAGAAGGGTCACTGCAGCCGTTGTTGCTGACCATAAAACAACTTGATGAAACCGGAAGTCTCACTGCCAACAATCTTGACAACATATTTGGTAATGCGCTTCATCAACTTGCTGGTGACCTAAATATTGCAAAAGAAGAAAACGCAGACTTTTATGAGATATTTAAGCATGGCGACAATAAAGACGCCTTAACAAAAATGATTCAGCAGACAACGGGTCTTGGGACCGCGGCGGCTGCAGTTAAATATCAGAATATAAAGAACGAAATTATTGCTATGAGTAAAACTACTCCATACCTAGAGCAATCCGCCGCCGCCGCCAGGATTTTGGTTAAAGAACTGGGCGGGTCATTAGAAATTTCAGAGGACATCGTTACGGTGAATGCTGATGCCGCCGAGTCATATTCTTTGCTGCGCGACGAAATCAAAAATAGCATCGAAGCGTACGCCGAGCAAAAAAATGTAATGAAACAACTTGAAGATGTGCAGCGTTCGCTTTTGGGGATTAATCTGACCCAGGAAGAATCGCTTAGGGATGTCTATGACGCATTCTCGGATTTGCGAGATGGAGTTGCTGACGGTGGTGGATTCAATATTGTGACCGAAGCCGGTCGCAAGAATCGCAAAGAACTGCAGTCCGCAGCAGAGGCAGTAGCCGAGTATGCCAACACCGTTTATGCCGAAACAGGCGATGCAGCCATGGCTGGTCTTAAGTTCCAAGAAGGGATTATGGGCATTATTGCCAATTCCGGAGCAAAAGGAACAGAAGCGCAGCAACTGCTTGTGGATATGGGTTTTACGCCCGATTGGTACGCAAAGTCGCTTATAGCAGGAGAAGAAGAGGTAACTCAACAATCAACAAATATTGGAAAGAACGTCATGGATGGCGTTTCTATGGGTATTAATGCCAATGCCGCCAATTTGTCTCAAACTCTTATTACAGCCCTTAGGGGAGTACTTATCACGGCGGAAGGAGCACTCGGAATTAGTAGTCCATCAAAAGTTACTGCCGAATCACTTGGTATCCCAATGGCTCAAGGTGTTGGTGCTGGATTCAAAAAGGAATTGAAAAATCAGAGCGGTGGAATGGCCAAAGACTTGAATACCGCAGTTTCCAAAATGTATACAGGGAAATACGACCAAAAGAGTGTTCAAAAGTTTTTCAAGAACTTTCTTGAAAAAAAGAAACAGGTCGAGACGCCAGCACAAGATTTTGTAAAGGCAACTATTGGGCGCATGAAGGAGATTATTGGCTCGTTGGGCAACTACATTAAGTCACAACTTAGTTTCCGCGATGCTCAAGCAAATCTTGCCAAGTTAATTAACATGCAGCGCAAGTACGATGATGACCGCAAAAAGTCAGCCCGCGCCGTACAATATGCCGAAACGCGACGCGGACGTTCTGGAGGCGCTGAGGTAACTGGCTATGAGCAAGCAGAACTAGACCAATTACAAATTGAGTTTGAGCGAGTTTCTAGGGACTACGCAATGGGTCGTGCATCATACATAGAACTTGTCGATGCAGAAATTGCTTTGTTTGAGGCTCGCGCTGCCGCAACGGAAATAAATGATGAAGTGATATCTTCTCAAAACGATTTTATTGACAAATCAGTAGCGGTCGAAAATAAAAACCTTGAACTTGCGGCCGCAACTGTTGATGTTTTGGCTGCTTATCAAGATGTTCAAGAGGCATCATATGAACTATATATCAATCATAAAGAACTTGAAGGCGTTTATCAATCGCTTGCTGTCGCAACCGGAATAGCAAGCGGGAAAATCGTTGTTGGTAGTAAAGATTTGAGCACACTTGGAGAAGATGTTGGCAAACTTGGCGGGTATACGTCAACCGTTGGTGGTTATGTTTCGACACTTGGAAATAATGTCAGCGTAACTGGACAATCATTCACTACGCAGTTTTACGGACCAAACGGAATCTTTGGCACAATAACCAAAACTGGTGTCAATGTGAAAACCCTGACAGATTCAATAGGTGCAAGTTTCACCGACATGTCTCGCGGGCTTCTTGACCCGAATAGCGAAATGTATAAGAACCTGAAGTCCTTAGGACCGGCTATTTTTAACGCCATACAAACAGCGGCAAATGAACGGTTTGCAACATCGCCTCTTCATCTTCATATACCGGTAAACGTAACAACAAGCGTTACAGGCGGTGGTGGTAGCGCGACCGTAACAGACCCTTATAAGGCCTTGACATATGACCAATTTGCACAAAATAACAGAGCAGGAATTCAGGCTTCATTACTTAATGCATACAGGGCAAGCCTGCAAGGCGGACAGTATCAAGGGGTAAATGTAAGCGCCGCGGTTGCCGCATATGGGAGTACGCCAGGATATTTTGCCGCAGTTGACAAAGCCCTTCAGGCAGCGTACGCAAGGTATCTTGCTACAAGGGCAGTTGGTGGCCCCGTCAGCGCAATGAATCCATATCTTGTTGGTGAGCGTGGACCTGAAATGTTCGTTCCGAATACCTCTGGAACAATCGTAACTAATTCAGCACTTGAGCGATATACCCGTACGCGAACAACTGGGGCAGACAAGAATGGCGCTAGCCCATCTAATAATATTGTCGTCACCGTCAATAACCCAGTCCCAGCAGCGGCAGAAGATTCAATTACTCGTCGCATGAAGGTCCTGGCCAACAGCGGACTGTTCGGGTGATATAGATGGCTACAGTTCTTCCAAACGTCCTTGAATGGTATGACGTAAACGGGGTCGAACTTGCCACGCATGGCTATATGTTGTCTAGCGTTGAACGTGGAATCCCGGCGAAAAAGGGAGAGAATGTCGGGTCAGCAATCATTCATGGCCAGCAGTGGCGCGAAAAACGCCTTGATGTTCGCACTGAGACTTGGACAATTTGGATAACCGATAATGACCCAGTAAGCGGCTCTGTTGCAAGTACGGAAGCAGGCCGTCGTTCGCAATTCAATGAAAATTACGACACGGTATTTAATTTGCTCAATGAGATGCCAGAACTTCTCACGGTTACACATGTGCGGATAGACCCTTCAAATTCGGCCGTCTATGAGTCAAGGATTGGCTATGGCGAGGTGGTAAGTGCAATAACTGTTTCAGACCATCGCGACTTGAATCACACAGAATTTAGCGTTGACGTTCAGTTCCCTGACCCGCGTTGGTTTTCGGCAACGTCTGTTAGCGCTTCGGCTACAAGGACTGCCTCAAATGTCTCTGTCCCAATGCCGGCAACGGCAGTCGGCACTGCCCCAACCACCTATATGACAATCACCTTTACTTCAACATCAAGCCTTGCTAATCCAAAATTGACAAACGAAACCTACCCTGACAGCCTGTCCTCTATTGGCTACACCGGAACTATCCCCACGGGACAATCAGTAATTATTGATACCGATGCGCTGACTTTGGAGAAAAATGCCGTTAATGATATTTCTAAGTTGTATCGGGCTGGAGCACGCCAGTCATGGTTTGAGATATTCCCAATAGCCAATGATTTGACATTCTCTGCTACTGGTGGAACTGGTACTGTAACTGTTTCTTATAGGAAGGCGTATTACTGATGGCCAAAACAACCTGGGATGTTTGGGTTGTTCTTGCAAATGACCCAAGTCAAACCATCGCGTATGTCCCGCGCTGGAAAAGCATTCAGTTTTCAGACCAACTCAATGATGTTGGTTCCGCAACACTTGAGCACGATTTTTCAGACCCTTTCTTTGCCGCCTTTCAGGTAGATAGGGGGGACTCTCTTTTGGAGGGTCCGTACGCCCTTCAGATTCGCCGTGATGGCAGTCCAGTTTTTACCTTCTTCATTGAGGATGTTCAGGTAGATAGAGCCGGGACTAGCCAGCCACTGACAATTGGTGGGCGAGGTATTGGCTGTGCTCTTGAGTGGGGAATCGTTCTGCCAGAAGACTTCAGCAATCAGGCTCGCGCCACCGCGGGTACAACACAGCGCCCCAAATTCTTTGACCGCCTATTCCCTGGTTATGCATACAACGTCCGCGTGGCCACAACTGCAAATCTTTCGGCCAACTACGCGATAGGTCCACAGTCAGACCAGGCTGGTGCGGGTGCTCGACTCACGGCCACATCAAACGGTTCAATCAATAACTCTGGTATTGATGGTGTCACCGACCTTGTCGTTGGCGACAATGTTCTCGTTAAGAATCAATCCAATGCTGCCCATAACGGTATTTATTGGATTGTCACAGTGGGCGGAGCATCAACACCTTGGGTTGTGCAACGCACTGCTCGTGCTGACGGAAGCCCAATTTCCGACCTAGAAGTGGGCAACGCAGCCTTTGTCAATGAAGGCACGGTAAATGGATATACATCTTGGTCAATTGCATCAAATGGTGGCCTTTCACAGTCAAACCAAGTTGGTTCAGTAAGCATCGTATGGACTCAGGTTTCAGTTGGTTCATTTACTGGAATTTCTGCATTTTATATTCTCTTCAAAGAAGCCGACACTGGCTACGAGTACTCAACCAAAAAAGACACTTTTGGAACCGTCAAAACGCTCTACGGTCGCGGCGGCACAGGATATGCAGTTGACTGGCCGCTAGCGCTCGACAACACATTGAATACCTCCCTTGGCAAAACAGATTCAAAAGGTCGTGTTGTTCGGGATGGTGGCAATTTCAACATTGCTGTTGGCAGAACTGTATTAGACGTTTTGAACGAGGTGTCAAGCAATACCGGCGTTGACTGGCATGTTGGGCCAACCGGAGTCATCAGTATTGCTGTGCGACCATTCGTAACCGACACTGTTGTTTTTAGTGTGCCATTCGGAAGCGACAAAACGTCTGGTTCTGCTGCACTTCTTTTCAGTTTGCCAATGTTGGAAAATGTTGAAACGCGAACATCTGTAACCGATTTGCGAACCGTTGTTTATGGTTCTGATGGATTCAATCTAGATAGGCAAATTTCTGACCGTACTGGTACATATGGTTTCCGTGAATTATTCATTGAAAATTCGGGAGATGATGCTCCCGCTGTTGCCAACATAACAGCCTCTGCTGTTCGTCAGGTACGTGACGGAAAACTTCAGATAACAACTTCATTTGCCGAGCGCGACGGAATGACTGCCTGGAATGATTTTGACATAGGCGACAAGGTTCTTGTGGAGATTGACACGGGAACATTTAGTGAGCGCATCATTAGCGCCATTGGCGCATCGGTAGACGAAAACGGCGGCGAGACAATCGAGGTTACGTTCGGTGATGTATTTCAAGACATCGCAAGCAATCTAAAATACGCGGCCAACTATGGGCGACTTGGAGCAGCAGAAATACCAACATTTACCCTGCGCGGCACATCATCTAAACCATCTAAGGCAACCGGAACATCAGTTGGCGCAGAAGTACAAGGCTTAAGCAACAGGGTTGTTGTCAATTGGGAATCGCCGGACAACTCAAGTGCTGCCCAGTATGAAGCAATTGTATACCGCGAACAGCAAAACAGTGTCGGAGTTACTATTGCATATCCAATCACAAATATTTATCGCGATGGCAACATTGCATACTGTACGGTCAGCGCTTCACACGGATTTAGCGATGGAGACTGGGTAAACATTTATGACACGACAGACGACTATTTTGACCGCATAACTGTCTTTTTAACGAGCGCTTCTGGTGCTTCATTTACCTTTGATGATGTTGGGCCCGATATTCCATCTGGAACATATACATCAGGTGACGTTGTTCGTGTGGTGGAACGCCATTCAACGGTTGTCCCAAGCAATAGAACATCTGCCGGATTTGAAAACCTTGGCGCTCCTGGTCGCGAGTACAACTTCACCATATTGCCATTTACCTCAAATGGACAGGCTGGCATACCATCAGACCCGTTCCCATTCACCGCATCGGCAAGTGCACAAATTGTGCTTAATGGAGCGATTCGCTCCAATAACTATGTCACAAATACAAGCGGTTGGACAATCGAGGCTGATGGCAATGCAGAACTTAATCAGGTAACAATACGAAACGGCGCATGGGTGCAAGGCACTCTTACGGCACCGACGCTACAAACCGCAACGACTAATCCAAGGATTATCGTCAACTCAAGCGGTCTTTATGCCTACAACAACGCTGGCGATATTGTAACTTCAGTTTCGGCTTCTACTGGCGCGCTTTTTTCTTCTTCCGCTTCTATTTCTGGGAACATAACCGGTGGAACTATTGATATTGGTGGTAATGATGCAACATCGTTCCATGTTGACGCTGATGGAAATATTTGGCTTGGAGCAGCAACATTTGCATCCGCGCCATTCAGGGTTACGAGTGCTGGCGCACTTACGGTAACTAGCGCAACAATAACCGGTTATGTCGCCAGTGGCGGCGCAGCAGCCGATGTCAATAATAATGCGACCGAAATCAACGGTGGCAAAATTTCCGCCAACACCATCAACGCCAATAGAATTACAACCGGAACGCTGAGCGCTAGTCAGATTTCAACTGGGACATTAAGTGCCAATTTTATTTCTGGCGGAACAATTTCTGCTTCCGAATTCAATATCAATAGTGGAACATTCAGAGTATTTAGTGACGGTTCAATGGTTGCAACAAGTGCAAACGTTACCGGCACGGTAACAACCTCAAACTTGACCGCAACTGGCGGCTCAATCGGAGGTTGGACTGTCAATGGAAGCAGTGACTTAAGAAATGGAAGTGGAACAACAATTCTGCGTGCAAATGGAACAATTGACATTGGCGGAGACCTCAATTCGAGCGGAGTAGTTTCTGCCGCCAGCAGGGTCACAACTTCTGGATATATGGAAGCGGCAAACTATTTTCAAGGAAATTCGTATGCAACGGCCTTTTACGCACCAAACGGAACAATATCGGCAGGCAATGAGGTCGTTGCAGGTTCGGTTGTGAGAGGAACATATTTTGTTGGCTCAGGAACCGTTCAGGACAGTGGAACTGATGTTGTTAGGAGAAACGATGGATATTATCTTAAGAAAACATCACTGCGTGAATATAAAGAAGATATTCTTTCAGTTACTGGCGCATTGGATTTAATTGACGCTCTTACGCCCCGTACTTTTAAATGGAAACCACGCGAGACAGACCCGGATAATATTCACACAACCCAAATCAAGCGTGTTTATAAAAATTATGGATTTATTGTTGAGGAAGTTCAGGAAGTTTCTAACGAACTTGTTCATTGGGACTTCTTTGACACAGAAGACGGTCAATTGCTTAAGCCCAGTATGTGGAAAACCGATGACTTTATTGCCATAGGGATTCAAGGGATAAAAGAACTCAAGGTTCAAATTGAGGCGTTAGAGACGCGCCTTTCTCTGCTAGAATCGGCCACATGACAAAAGAACGAATCCAGCCCGATGCAAATATAGTTATTGCCGAATTGGCCCTTCAGGTGGCCAATTTAACTCGTGAAAACGCAATCCTGAAGGCCACCATTCAAGCCATGCAAAGCAGCGAAAAAGTCACTGATGGTGAAGAGTTGCAAAACTAATACCCCGTCTGTATAGTGTCAGTAACCAAATAAACCCACAAATAAGTTAGGAGGGCGTATGCCCATAAACTTTGACGATTACATCTCCACCTCACTAAGGTGGTCAATGTTCAAGGCAGATTGGCCTGATGCCACTGTCGAATTCACGGAAGGCACTGCCGCTGATGCTGGCGTCCCTGCGTCGTTCAGCAAGAAAGACGAAAAAGTCTGCATTGCTACGGTGACGCGCTTTAAGGGAGACACTCCATTCATCGGCTACAAATCTGTGTCTGATGCAAAGGGCCGTGACACTGATTCGTGGAATGTACTTTGCTCTAAGGCAATGGGGCGCGCGCTTAAGAAGGCTGGAAGCCCAGACAACATGAATGACCTTAAGGTGCTGATGCGCTTCCGCGAAGCAATTGGCACAGCCAAAAAGGTTGAGTCAAAAAACGCGCCCGCGCTTATTGAGACGAAAGGCGCTCAGTCACAGCCCGCATCTGTTGTCGGTGGTCAGACGCTAACCCAGCCAACTCTGCCGATTGAGTCAAAAGAACAGCCCGTAAAGCAGATGTTTGACTGGCGTTCAGCAACTGAACGTGATGAGGCTCATCGCCTGTTTAAGCAGACATGCTCGGAACTGTCGCCGGAGGAATTGGAGACCTTGCGCGAGTCGCATGACAAGTTGAACAACCGTCAATGGCCAATGGCTAAGGCTGAGTTGAACACCCTCATCATCACACTGGAAGGCATCCGCGCCACTCGCAAGACGAGTGGAAATGTTGACATCATGGCGGTCAAGTCAATGTACGAATTCTCGTCGCCACATATCCAAGAGATTGTGCGTAAAGAACTTGGTTTGCCAGAAACATGGCCAGCAGAAGTCAGTGAGGCTGAATATGACCGCATCGTGGAGATTTTTGAGGCCGCTTCAGAGGCAGAGTGACCACGTACACAGAGGGCAACATGCCTGACCAATTCATTACGAAGATTGTTGGTGTTTCATTTACACCAAACTATCCAACAAACATTTACCTGTTGGCTGAGGAATTAGCCCTTGGGGATGTTATTTGTGACTTGGTCCGCGAGCCAGACAACGAGCATGACTCAAACGCGATTCGCGTGGATGTCCATGGCAAAACGCTTGGACATATTCCACGCTTGATATCTATGGTCATAGCACCAAAGATGGATAGTGGTCAGTGCTGGAGAGCGGCACTTCACGCAATCCTTGTATCAAGTCAAAACTTCAATCAACCAGGACTAAAAATTAACGTATGGAGACAAGAAAATGCAAATGTTTGATGCCGTAAAAGATGCTGACATGATTTTGAAAGAAAATATTGGCAAGACCGTAGAACGGCTAGAAAATGAAGCAGAAGAATTCAGCGAGTCCGAGGCTTTTAACGCTCTGGTGGCTCTTTCGGACCTAAAGGCAACCGTACGAGAATTTGAGATTCGTATCAATGTCCTACTCACAACATGGATGCGCATCAACGGTGAGAAGGTTCTTGAGTTTGGTGACATGACTGCTGAGCGCAAGTTTTCTGCTACTCGTAAGAACTGGCAGCACGGAACGCTGTTGGAGGCCGTAATCAATAAGTCTCTTTCGCAAGAATCAACTGTGGTGGTTGACCCAGCAAGTGGTGAGGTGATTGACCTAACCACGATTGCAAGGCCAATCATTGACGCCGTAGTGGAGAATGTGACCAAGGCAGCCCGTATTGGTGACTGGCGTGTAACCGCGCTTAGGTCAATGCTGCCGGGTATGGACCCAGATAACTTTTGTGAAGTCGAGAAGGCAGAGCGAGTATCCATCAGGAAGAGGAACAATGGCAATTAAAATCTTGGATTGGGTTTTTGAAAACTCAAAAGCCCAAGGCATCGAGCGACTCATCCTGCTGGTTATTGCAGACCACTGCAATGCTGATGGAGAAAACGCATTTCCGCGCGTAAGCGTGATTGCGCGACGAGCAAACGTATCCGAGCGCACTGTGCGACGCAGAATCAACGACCTCGTCGCATTGGGCGAATTAAAGGTGGTGCAAAGAGAAGGGCGCTCAAGTATTTACAAGATTGTCGTTCCTGGTCTTGATAACGGCCAAGAATCTCCTGAGCCAGAGCAGGAAGAACCGAAGCCAAAAAACAAGAAGGCAACTCGTGAGCGAAACCCAATCTGGGATGCACTACTCAACTCATGCGATGTTAACCCCGACAAGGTGAACTCTTCTGAAAAGACACGATACGGCAAACTCGTTAAAGTCCTAAAAGAAATCGATGCGACACCAGAAGAAATTTTTGCGCGCGCAGCAACATACCGCTATAAGTTTCCAAAAGCCACACTTACGCCAACTGCGTTAGTTAATCGTTGGTCTGAGTGTGACCCATCGCGTGTGGAAATGAATGGGCTAAAGAATGTTGTGCCGCAAGGATGGAATGCAATCAAGGCTGCACGCGAACAGCGCGAGGTGTCAACAACCAAAGCAAAGGGAGAATTGAATGTCGGATAAAGAAAGTTTTTATGACCCAGAAAAGAACTACCTTGGTGTAGGTAGAAACCAAATTCCAGCAGAAACCTCGTTTGAGGAATGGATTGAATTTGGAATGCGTAAGGGTTGGTGTGGACCTCCGGTTTGCTCAACCCATGATGGAATCCCATTTTCTGAACATGAGGAGTCGGAATGGGAAGAAGGACACGACCCATGCGTGCACGTTATTCGCATGTATGAAGATGAAGAACAAAAAGCATCGGTTGAGAAGACACACTCGCCGACCAACTGGAGAAATCACTACACAAAATGACGCTTGACGAAGCAGACGCAATCATTGCCGAACTCAATATTTGCTTTCCTGGCAAGCAATTAATTGTCGAGGAAGTTAAACGATGGGAAAGCAACCTTGAAATCTTCCATTATGAGGATGCCAAGAATGCAGTAAAACACATTGAGAACACAAGCAAGTTCTGGCCGTCTTGGTCTGAATTCAGGGAAGCAATTATGCCCATGCATAAAGAGCGCCTCTGGATTGAAAAAGAACGCCGTGATGCACAAATCCGTGAACTTGCCCCGGCGCGCACACCCGAAGAAGATGCGCGTATTGGCGAGATAATCAAAGAGATTAGAGAGAACCTGTCTAAACGAAAGTAGATACGTGGTCTATACTGGCCGGCATGCCAGACAATATTCGCGTTGAAACCGAAGTCGTAGACATCACCAGTCTTAAGCCTTATCCAAAAAATCCGCGTCGCGGCGACGTAGATGAGATAGCACAGTCACTCAAGGTAAATGGCCAATACAAGCCAATTGTCGTAAATAAGCGCGACCAGACCATTCTGGCGGGCAATCACACGTGGAGAGCAGCCAGAAGCCTTGGGTGGACCCATATTGCCGTTAGTTATGTAGATGTTGATGACTATGGTGCTCAGAAGATTGTTCTTGCCGATAACAGAACTTCTGACATGTCTACTTATGACGACACAAAACTTCTTGAATTGCTTGAGTCACTTCCAAGCCTTGACGGGACAGGATTTAAGGCGGTTGACCTCGAGCAACTACAAACTTTGATTGACGGCGAAGGCGCTTTTAGCGCACCAAATGAAGGGCGCACAGGCAAAGTTGGAAATGAAATTCGTGTATGTGTTGGAACGTACCGCGCGATGGTTGATGACGATGTCTACAAAGATTGGGCAGATGGACTTATTGAGGTTCACGGCGATGACGAAGCGGTGCTCAAGGAATTGAAGCGCCGCCTGCGTCTCTCCAGCGTTGATTACATCCCGGCCGAACGACCCAAAGGCAAGAAGCCAAAACGCAATATTGACCGCCAACAAATGCACTCAGTGATGCTCACGACAGAGAATGTCGATATCAACAGCGTCTTCCCATATCCGATGAATGCCAGACAAGGCGATGTCGGGCTCATATCTGAATCACTAGCAAAGAATGGGCAGTTCAGACCAATCGTTGTGAACAAGCGAGACAACTCGATTCTTGTTGGAAACCACACATGGAAAGCAGCCAAAATGCTGGGCTGGAAAGAAATAGCAACCACATTCATTGACGTGGATGACGAAGCGGCAGCAAAGATTGTTCTTGCAGATAACCGCACCGCAGACCTGGGCTCATACGACCATGTCGAACTTGCAGAGATTCTTCAAACCCTTCCCGCATTTGAGGGGACTGGGTACGACGGTGACGACCTCGACGAACTCATGCAGGAGGTTGCAGGTTGGGGCATCAAGGAAAAACAGACAAAGGTTTCCGATAAACCACGAAACGTGACTGCCACAATCGGCAAGTGGGAGTTCAAGATGGCTCCGGAATATTTCTCTGAGTGGGAAGAAAAGATGTTCCAAGAATTCGGATATTCGCTAGAAGAAGTATGCGCTGGAATGGTGGCGATGCTTGGCTTGCCCAGTGACGCGTATGTGGCAACACGCCAGAGAAACTCTAAGAGAAGTAGCCCAAGGCGCACAGCACAAGAGTCATGAAGCCAGTCCTGACGCCGATTGGAGACTTGTCTCCGTCCGCCTACAACCCGCGCAAGGCAGACGCAGAGAGACTTGACCTTGTTGAGTTGTCTCTGCGCAAGTTTGGATGGCTTTTGCCTATTTATGCGGATGTCAACGGAGAGATTCTGAGTGGACACCAACGCCACCTGGTTGCTGGTCGCATCGGCGCAACGAAGGTTCCGGTTGTCAGGGTTCCGGTGTTCAAGGTGGACCGACGTATGGGCATCAACGTCTTATACAACCGTGCTACTAATGACATGTACAAAACACGCTCGACTAAAGAACTCAAGAGCGATTTGCTTGACCGGATTGAAGACATCAACAAAATCAAAGCGCTGCCGGATATACCGGTCGACTCCCCGGAATGGTATCCAATCTTCAATCAAAAGCCTGTCGCCACATTGCGTCTGGCTAAACTCAACGAGCGCTGGCCAGAAGCCCACGCAGTACAAATGGCCTCGTACCTCAAGTCCAACGGTCTTCCGCAACTCCCTCTCATCTGCACCCCCGATTACAAGGTATTGAACGGTCTGGCGCGACTGACATTTGCAATCCAAGAAAGTTGGGACACCTGCAATGTCGTTATGGTCGGACACGAGAACGCAGAGCAGATAAAGGCGATGCTCAACCTTCTGACGATGGACTACAACATCCAAGAGCGCTATGAGGATTTGCTGCGCTATAACTCCTTCCGACGCAAGAACCAGCGTCAGACCGCTCTGTCGACTGTGTTCGTGGAGGAGATGGTTCGTCACTACATAAATACCGGCAACCGCGTAAGAGCATTCCAACTTGAGAATCCTCAGCATGTAGAGATGTGGAAGAAGTACTACGGGACTCACGTCATTGACTTCGGAGCGGGCCTTTGTGACAAGACAGAAATTCTGTGCGGCATCGGAGTCGACGCCGTCGCATTCGAGCCTTTCTTTCTCGGGAAGGACAACGAGAACATCGACACCCAAGGAGCGCGCAAACTCACTGCAAAGTTCCTTGAACGAGTCGCTGATGGAACAGAATGGGACAGCATCTTTATTTCCCATGTCTTTAACAGCGTTCCGTTCCTTCAGGACCGTTTGCACATTATGGCAATCATCGCGGCTCTTTCTTCAGAGAACACAAAGTGTCATTCGGTCGCCGTGTCTTCCGAATCTGACCGCTGGTATAACCACACGCGCGGAGACCTTAAAAAGAGTCATGACACCTCAAGTAGGGGTTTTACATTGGATTACGAACCGCGAACAGTTCTATCGGATATTGCCCTGAAACCCAAGGTGCAGAAGTATCACACCGAAACAGAGTTTGAAGAACTGCACATGCACGGATTCAAGAGCGTAGAAACATTCATGACCGCAAAGAGCGGCTGCGTTCAGGCAGTTGCGTGGAATGCCAAGAAGGTTGAGCCCGATGCTTTGCGCGCCGCCCTTGAGTTCGAGTTTGACGTTCCGCATCCAGAAGGTCGAAGGCTTGGCATGGCAGAAGAAGCCAAAGCAGCATTCTCACAAAGGCTTGGCATAAAACTATGACAGTCAAAGATAACTACATACCTACTGGCAAATGGAAGTTTGATGAGAACGTCACTGCGGTATTCCCTGACATGATTTCCCGTTCAATTCCTGGTTATGGAACTATGCGTGATTCTGTCGTCAGGGTTGCCAAGAAATTCCTGAACTTACAAGAAAGCGGCCTTTACTTACTTGATATCGGCTGCTCCCGCGGCGACACTATCTACGAGATACTTGACTCTCTTGACCCCATGGTTGAGGTTGGTTGTATTGGTGTTGATTCTTCTGAGGACATGATTCTTTCCGCAGAGCATCTTTTCCGAGAGTGGGACAACGTCAGTTTTGTGTGTGGCGATGTCACCAACATGGACATTGTGCCGTGCAAATATGCGGTCATTACGTCGGTATTGACGGCGCAATTCATTCCGCTCGATGTTCGTCAGGAATTCTATAAGAATGTTCATAATGGTCTTTCTCACGATGGCGTTTTTATTGTTGTGGAGAAAGTACTAGGTGAGACACCCACTTCGCAGGGTTTGCTAGTTGACATTTATCACAACTACAAAAGCGAAAAGGGTTACACAGACGAGCAGATTGAGCAGAAGCGAAAGTCACTCCAAGGAGTCCTTGTCCCATTGCGCGCCTCCGAGAACGAGGCGATGCTCAAAGATGCAGGCTTCAACAATGTTCAGCGCTTCTGGCAGTGTCTAAATTTTGCCGGGTGGATGGCTACAAAATGAGCAAAAAGACTTACGCGCTGGAGGTTTGGGGTGAAATGTGGACTCTGAACAAAGAGCGAACACTTCATCACTTCACTCGCGCCAAAAAGGTCAAGGAATGGCGCGATGCAGCCTGTGTGGCAGCAAAGGCTCGCCGCATCCCGAAGATGAAAGCAATCGAGGTCCGATTCACCCCCCATCGGGTCGACAAGCGAGGCCTTGCTGATGTTGGTGGGCACTTCCCTGTCGTAAAAGCCATGATTGACGGGCTTGTTGATGCCGGCATCCTTACTGGCGATGGACCGGATACTGTGCGTAGACTGATATTCGAAGCCCCGGTTGTATCTGGCGAAAGCAAGGCAACTGTAGAGATAACCGAGTTGGAGTAGGACATGATTGAAAGCAAAATCAAAGACGTTCAGAAGATTACTGACCCCGTCGAGCGTGCACGTGTCCTACACTACGAACTTCTCCCAGGCGTGGCAGAGATTCGCCGTAGCATCATTGAACTCCGCGCCCTTGCAATCAAGGAGTCGTGCGAGTTTGGCGGGAACGATGGAGACGGACTCTCGTACTCTGCGATGGCAGGAGAACTAACGGTGTCCAAACCCCTCATCCAGCAGATGGTTGCCCTTGCGCGTAAAATAATCGCAGGCGGCCGCGCACCACTCGAATGACGTTGTTCTTAATTTTCATTGCGGCGGCAGGATGGTTGGCTGCATTCATTCTTCTTGGGATTTTGATGATTCTTTCACTTGCCTTTGGGGCATCCCAAGAGTTGGTCAAAGAAGAACTAAAGGATACGCTTAAGCGAACACCAAAACACAAGACGCACCTCTGGTCGTCGGCAAAAGAAAAAGAGATTCCATTTGGAGACTGAACCGAATCCCTATAGACGGCAAAACCGTTTTTTTAAGGCAGTAAAAATTGTTGACAGAATTGAAGAATTGGGACTGAAAACATTTACGGTCCGAAACATGGACAAAAAGAACCGAATCAAACTGGCAGGCCAAGCAGGCTTCCCGGCCCCATCTGAAAAGACTTGGGATGTCGTGGTCGATTTGTTTTCAAAGAGGGTGGTTAGCCCTTTAGTTCTGAAGGCGGCAGCGCAAAGTATTGGCAGCGCATGTACGCCTCTGCGGTCGTAATAACACAAGCCTTACAGTCATACGCCATAGACCCGAGCGAATGCTCGATGTTCACTACGCAAGAAATTCATTACATCTGTACGTCCAACGGAGTATTCATCGACGAAGAAGACATCGTCTTCAAGATTTCCGTTTCCATGTTGGAAGAACGACATCTCTGGTCGTATGGTAACCATACAAAATAGAGGAGAATCATGACATCAATCAAAAAAGAAAAAGTTAGAACGCAAAATCAAAGGCGCGAACTTGGCGCATTTACTGCGCCACCCAAAACGCGCGTGTTCGTTCCTCAAGACGTTTTTTTACAGAACAACAAGTACTTGATGGACAAGGTCGTTGAGCCGCCTCGCAGTGGTTCATGCCAAGGCCAAGATACGAGCCTTTGGTTCCCAATTTCAAACAATGGTGTTTATGGCAAGGCAAACACTCAAAAACAGAGAATGGCAATTGATATTTGTAGAGAATGTCCCGTTAAGGCGGAATGCCTTATGTACTCACTTGAATATGAACCGTTTGGCATATGGGGTGGTTTGCCCGAAAGTGCCCGCGCGTTATTGGCTCGATTTTGGAAAATTGAGAACAAAAGAACTTGGTGCGTTCGTCCTTCCTTCTTGAAGTATAGGAAGGTTGTCGACTATATTGTCCATCCGACGGATATCAAGTTGATAAAGGACATCGCACGTGAGCAAAATCTTGCACAACCACCTTTTAATGAACGGGCAGGCTTATCAGCCACCGCGCAGCGTCGAGTCCGTCTCGGATTGGCTGACACAACTAGTTGACAAGATTGGCATGAAGATTGTTACCGGTCCTCATGCCTACTACGTGGAGAGTGAAGGGAATCGCGGCATCACTGCATGTGTGTGCATTGAGACTTCGCATATCGCTTTCCATGTTTGGGACGAAGAAGTTCCGGCGCGCGTACAGTTTGACTTGTACACGTGCTCAACTCTCCCCGTAGACACTGTTCTCCGTGAGTGCGAGAAGTTCTTTGATTTGGTGGATTACAACTATGTCGTTTTGAACCGCGAAGACGGTTTCATAATCGAAAAGACTGGTCAGCGCATTTAGTCATGGGCAAGAAGAACAAGAAAGTCTCCCGCGGCGCACAGCAGCGTGAGAGGTTTAATTACCTCACCGGAAAGACTGAGATTGTTCCCGGCACTAAAGCAGGGAAACGCCGTACCCGCCTTCCATTCGGCGACCCGCTCCGCACCCATGACCTTCACGGCCCAGTCGGCAAGAAGTCAAAAAAGAGCAGGCAGAGCGAAGAGGATTAATCCCGATATCCTGAAGGTATGGATATCAACCTAACCCAACCCCCAATCAAACAAAGACTCTCAATCCTGAACGAGTACAACAAGGCAGTCAGGTTTATGGGATTCGAGCAAGCCTCACGCGCTTACCGTCACTCCATGCAGGCTCTGTACGAGAAATACAACCCCGCACTCGCGCAGCAGCGCAAGTGGAGAGAGCGCAAGGGTGGATACTCAGAGGATTACTAGAACGGAAGCCTGAACCAACGGTTCTTTCCACGTGCACAGTCATGCACGCTCTCAATCCCAAGACGTGAGTACATCGCCCTGGTGTTGGCGTTCGATTCAATGGCATGGTAAATCGAAGTGTCAGTCCCGTATTTCTTGAATACGCGATTCAACATCTGGTGTTCCTTGATTGCCGGAGCATCCTGCCCTTCGATGCCGGTGTCATTGAACAAAGCCTTGTCGGGTTGCCAGTCTGTCTCGTCATAAATCCGCTTCAAGGTAGGAATCGCCCACTTGATGTTCCGGGCGGTAATCAGGATGACGAACTCAGGCCGCAACAACTCCACCATCCACTTGTGATATTTCTCGTGATTGTCTACGAAGTCATGGAACCCGTAGTTACGCATCTCACCGAAGTTTGAAGACAGCGCCACGTTCAAATCCATAAGGACGATACGGTCGCGCTTTGCTCTGTCCACGTGGACGAGTTTAGCCCTCGTACTTGGTCAGTTGGTCTATGGGCCTGCTCATATTCCCATTTTTTAATTTTGACCTAAAGGATTCTCTGCCAAACCAGTCGCTTGCCCTTCTTCAGGCATGCATAATGCGCCCCATCAAGGACTTGTTTGCGCCCCGCAATTTTGCACGGCTTATTGTCAAGTGTGCGAGGAAGAATCTGTCCCGTCACAGTCATAAAGTTTGGGCCGAATGTGTAAACGCTGTCAGGTTTGCCGTCATACATAAAAAACTGTATCTCAAGCGCGTAGGTACCGACAGGAGTGGTAACAGGAATAATCGGCTGAAACCACGAAATGGATGGGCGACATGGATTCAAGTCATAAAGCGGCTGGCACGAAACATTGATGTTCTTAAACTTGTTCCCATCGTCTGATTCACCCTTGCCTAATGGAACGCGAACTCCATTGGGAGAAACAAGGAATGCATCTGCCCGCCACCAATTGGAATATCCCTTGTTGTCTATTCCGAGATAGATGAAAGGGATGAGTGTGGGAACTGTTCCCTGCATTGGCCATGTCGGGGTCGATGTCAACGCTGAAATCGTTGCACCTAGATACAAGGTTGGACAGTTGGAACTAAAGCAATACCCCCGCGAATCAAATGGATTGATTGGTGGGGTTGAATACTCTGGCTTGGCAGATGCCGGCGAGACGGTCAACGCTTGCGCAAGAACAATGGCTGTTACAGCAATAATTCGTTTCATTTTTTTTCCTTTGATGGGATTGTTATTGGCTTTTATGATATCGGCGAACCGACGACTATCAACCTCAACGGTAGGGTGTCCCGTGCGCCCACGCCGTCAAGGCATATCTAACTCCCGATTCAACTGGCAGAACCTCGTGCAGAGTCCATGAAGGCCAAATGGTCGCCATCCCATGAACCCTGGAGATGGGCGAATCCTCCGGACCTGCGTACAGAACCACCTCGCCCCCCTGATAGTTCCCCTCATTGGTCAACTGGCAGGTCATGGACAACTTCCGCATCCGCGCCGCCCCATTCGACCAATCCGTATGGGCTCCGTATCCGTCGCCCTTCTGATACTCCATTACACGGATAGACGGAACCTCGGAATACTCCAGTTCCCAGATATTCCCTAAGGCGAACGCCCCGTACACCCTGGAAGCCACGCTAGAGCCGTCAGGAAACGATATGGCGTGTGGGTCTACCAAATACTCCCTACAGCGCCTTAGAGGCTCTCTAGAGGCCTCCTGACGCGTGTGGACGAGTCCTTGGTGAGATTCCCCGTGGCGGATAGCCCAATCAGTGATGGTCAGGCACTCGGAAGGGCTGAACAACTTGGTACGAGCCGATATCCCGTCTGATACCACAGCCACCTTCTCAATTGCCATTTCTTACAGTCTCCCTATACTTTTGGTACTATCTTCATCATACAACACCCCTAGACCTACACTCAATGACTATGAGCCTTCAGAAAACCCGATACCCCCTTTGGCTGAAAGATTACGTTGTCAAACTCCAAGGCGAACTCAAACTCGCACACTGGACAATCAACTTCGGCAAAACCTACTGCAGCGATGTCGCAATGGCGGAGATATCAATCTCCCCAGCACAACACACCGCCGTAATCACAATCTCCAACGAATGGAGAAAGTGGAATCCGTCGGTAATGAGGTCAACCATAGCGCATGAACTTATGCATTGTCACGTCAACCCCATCAATGAATTGGCAGAAGAACACTTGGAAGAGTTGGCACCCCGCACAGCAGAAGAACGCAAGACGGGACTCAATTACGTTAATGAGCGAGTCACAGATGCATTGGCGGAGATGATGGCACCGCACTTGACGCTGCCAAAAATGCCGGTACGCGCACAATCCAAAACATTGTCGCACGCTCTAGCACACTCTCGCACGCTCAAGTCTAACAAGAAGAACGGAACGGGCAATAAGAAGGGTAAGAAACCCGTAAAAAAACGAGCGCATAAGCCGTCGAAAAAGGGTGGCAGAAAGAAATAACCCGTAAATTTGGGCTTGGAACTAAAAAATCGGCTTGTCTGTGCGCGCAGAATTTTTCAAAGAAACGGCGCGGATTAATCCCACCGTGTCTGGAACACCATTTTTTTACACTTTTCGTTTTTGTTTTCGTGATGTACGCCCTCCGGAAAGATATTTTCCGTCGGGCCCATGCGCGTTCGGTCGTGCAAATCCTTTCGCAAGATAATCCTTCTCACGTTTCTCCGCACTTGCCAGTGAAATCTTCTTTTCCCACTCAATCATCGCCGCTATCCCCTTGGGAGTGATGACAACATTCTTTTCCACGCGCCGTGACCATCCGTTCTCGATGTATCGACGGATGATGAGTTGGATTTCCGACAATGTGGGAACTTTCCTGTTGCGTGCGACCATTCCATCAGCAGGCGTAACGAAATCAAGGTATACCTGGGCGCTGAATGGTTTACCGATGCGTGTGTAAAAACGCATGATGTTGAGTACATTCCACTTGTGATTGGTCATTTATTTCTCCCGGCCAGTAATCTAGCGAGCATTACGTCCTTTTCCTCCTGTGTGAGTGGTTGTTTCCAGCGCGTGTGTGTCTTTGAGTACTTGCATTTATGCTTTTTCATCGCGGCCTTTAACTTATTTTGTGTTTCTTCACCGAAAAAGAGTTTTATGAGATGCAGATACGTGCGGCAGAACTCTCTTCCGTGTCCGGCATACTCCCATGGTGTAAGTACGTGAGCAAGTTCATGTAGGACTACCCACTTGCAGCGCATCTTGCGCGGGAATGTGACCCGCGTGAAGTCCGGTTCCCTCTTGGTGATGGCCCGACGGTGTCCCTGTCCTGCTGAGACTTTGAGTTTCTTGGTGCCGGCAATGATTTCCCGCGCGATTGGGTATTTACTTTGGACATATCGGTTCTCTAAAACACTCCAGAGATAGTCCTCCAGTTGTTCCATGTCCTTGAACTCCATCTTGGGCCACCCGAACACCTCCCACTCGGATGCATAGAGCCTGCTGCGCTGGTTATCACGTGGACGCTTCATAAGAGAGGCCCAAGGAAACGGCTAGAGAAAATAAAACCATTTTTGCTGGAACACCATTTTTTGGGGACAGGGGCAAAAAACAAAAACGAAAAGTATTTATTCATCATGTTGGTCTCAATTATACAGGAAGCGGGCGCAGAAACCAACATTTATTGGAAGAAAAATTTTTGCAAGAATCTTTCACGGGAGGTTGTGACGTGTGATAGAGCATGGTACAATCGAAGTACAACCTAATGAAAGGCAAGACAATGAAATCACTAACCAAGATTGAAATTGAGGCCCGGATTGAGAAGGCCGTTGACGCCGGCATCATCTCGTTCTGGGAACGCGTGGTCGAGGAATTCCCGGATGTTAAATCCGGCGAGTACGACCCAATGTACGAAGGCGTCATGTGGGCTCAGGCCACCGAGTGGATTGAGCACTGGCTTTCACTGAACGGTAAAGATATTTATGTCTGAGACCGAGACGTGCGAGACGTGCGAAAAATGCGGCAAGACAATCCCGGAAGAAGAAGCGTGCTACGAAATGGCTGCTGTCTCCTGCCCAGGTTGTTTTCTCGAGCAGTTCAAGGCATGATAGAATATGATAATCACAACTTAATGATGGAGGTGCCGATTGGCATTCGTAAAAGTATTCATCTATTCACTTATCGGTATCGGCGTCTGTGGGGCTCTCGGGCTCGACGGTCCAGTGATGGCAGTTCCGCTTCTCATCGTGGTTCTGATGCCCACCTATATGTTCCTTGTGTGGGCATGGAAGTCATACCGCTTCCTCTATATGCCTAGCCCAATCCAACTACTGAAAGGATTCATCCGCCAATGGGACTTCGTAAGAAAAGGTCCAGTCGTCACAAGAGTAAAACGACACCCATCTCCACCTACACCATAACGGTGGCGCATGAACCAGGCTCGGAGTGCGACTCGTGCGGGATGCCGCAACCGGTGCTCATCGAGCAGGAAAACGACGCATGGGTGTGTGAGGTGTGCCTAGGCATGGTCTCCTACAGAGACTTCTATCGAGCGGCACTCATCAACGGTGTTTACTCGTGGGGTGATGGGCTGTGAAGCAGATTACCGACGACGTAGTCCACAACTACCAAGCAGACCTATGGCGCAGCGCAGTCGAGCGGCACGGAACCACCTTCCGTGTCCCGGCTGAAGAGCAGCAGCGGCTCGGAGAACTCGTCCGGGGCCTCTATGTCCTCCAGGCATGGCAGGCTCAGGGCTCACAAGGTAATCCTGTGCGGTTCATGACCGAGTACTCCATCTCGCGGCCCGTTGTAGAAACTCTTATCCCCGCGTTCATCGGCAAACAGAAACTGCTGGAAGCAGCAGTGGAAGTAAAGCCGGTAAAGCGCGCGGACAAGTGGAAGGCACTTGAGGAGTGGGCAAAGAAGAACACATACCAAGAAGTCTCCACGGAACAACTGGTGGAGATTGCCGGATTCTCATACCAGACGGTACTGAACTACGTGAAGACTTCTCCCTACTTCCGCAAGATTCAACGCGGACAGTGGGAAGTGCGCGACCCCAAAGAAGACAGAGAACGAGATAAAACTAAATAAAGGAAAGTCAATGGCAAAGAAAACAGAATTTAGACAACCACCTGGGCCGCGAAATGGTAGTCCGTTCCAAGTAGCCAAGTTTGTTGAGAACCTCAAAAACAAACCTGGCGAATGGGCGGTCTACTGCACCGGCAACATCGCTCGCACCGGCCACTCCAAGGCTCAGCAGTACAAGAAGCGATATCCGGGCACAGAATGGCTCGTGCGTCGAGAGGAAGATGGCTACACCGTCTTTGGTCGATGGGTGGGCTAAGGTACCGGCATGAAACCACTCACTCTCGGCATCTCTGTGACCACCTACCGTGAAGGTGTGACTCTGGCAAATCTCATTCGAGAGCACGACGACACCGCAGACGTGCATCTGCATGAGGCCAAGCGCGGCAATGGCTGGACCATCACCGCACACATCTGCATCCCGCAGGATGAAATTAATCTCTTGCGCCGGCTCATCCGAGAAACCGGCGCGCTGTGCGTAGTGCGGGACGCGGACCAGGCCTAAGGGAACGGCCTCCCCGTAAAATAAATCCGAAATATCTGGAACACCATATTTTGGGCCAGAGGCAAATGAGACAAAAAGACAAAAGTGTCTCAAATAAAACTAAAAACAGTGCTTGTGAAATTATGAACAAGGTTGCAAAACCAGAAAAAATGTGCTACAATTGAGTTATGACAACACAATATCTATTACA